AAGCAGATCGCCGCCGAGTCCCTGGACTATGGGCGCGGGGCCCAGATCATCATCCACAACGCGCCCTTCGACGTCGGCTTCCTCGATGCGGAACTGGCCTTGCTGGGCCTGCCACCGTTCAAGGAGCACGTTTCCGACGTGGTGGACTCGTTGCAGATGGCCAAGGAGCTGCACCCGGGCCGGCGCAATTCGCTCGACGCCCTGTGCGACCGTTACGGCATTTCCAACGCCCATCGCGTGCTGCACGGCGCACTGCTGGATGCGGAGCTGCTGGCCGAAGTCTATCTGTCGATGACGCGCGGCCAGAATTCGCTGACCATGGACCTGGGGGCCGAAGAAGAAGTCAGCGAAGGCGAAGGCAAGCTGGAACTGGCCCCGCTGGCGGAGGTGATCGTGGTGGCGGCCAGCGAGGAAGAACTGGGTTTGCACGAAGACGTGCTCAACCAGCTCGACAAGGAGGCGCGTGGCAGCTGCGTGTGGCGCTTTGAACCGCCGCCGCCGGAAGCGGCTGCAGAGGCGGCCTGACGGCGGGCGGTGCAGGGGTCTTTGTCGTCGTCCGGCAGCGATGTCGATAAAAAATGAAGAATTATTTACGAACCACTTGCGCAGGCCGAAAAACGTTGGCATAATCTCGCTTCTCGATTGGCGCTGCAGCAAAAAGCCAGTCAGGTACGGAAGGTTAGCTCAGTGGTAGAGCACTGCATTCACACTGCAGGGGTCGCAAGTTCAAACCTTGCACTTTCCACCAGAATTCAGTCTTTAAATCAAAGACTTACGCAAAGAAAGCCGACTTGAAAAAGTCGGCTTTTTTGCATTTGGACAGGATTTGGACAAGCGTGGCATTTATGCCGCAAACCCGCCCGCGCCGTCGTTAAATTGCCATCGCTCGATAGGGATTGAGAAGTCGTTCATAGGTGGAATTCTCGTAATAGCTTTCGGTGCCTTGGCGTTCTCTATTGGCGTAGAGGTCTCCGACCTGCAGCAAGATCGCTGCTTTGACTGGTGCCGGTATCGGCTCTATCGGCTCGATGTTCAAATAATCCCAGGCGGCTGCCGTGGCCGCTGAAATCATCGCTTCCAGGCTATTTCGCTCATCTTCGCTATCTACGCGAAGGTGCTGCATTGCTTCTTCAACTGATACCATCGTTTCTCCCTGGTTTGAACTAGACAAAAAGGAAGCCGCCATCGTCATAGACGCTTGGCCCGGCCTCCCCAGTTTGGGCGGCCAGGCCGAAAGCCATTGCTGCGGCCACCAGGCCGTCAATACGACCCGTAGCCCGGCCCTTATCCAGCTTGCGCGAGCCAGCAGGGTCTTTTGTTACAACCGCGTTTGCAGCACACATGCTTAAGACCGGGTGCATTCCGTGCGCCACTCGGGCGTTAAGCAGTTCAGCTTCTAGAGCATCGATGGCAGGCGACATATCCTTGAACCCTTGTCCCCAAGGAATCAAAGGAAGGTCCAATCCAAGTCGCTCCAGTTCCTTGCGCAGTAAGTCGATGCGCCAACGGTCATAAGCGATGCCGGATAGATCGAGATCTGAAGTGATATCCGCGATGTCAGCCGCGACGTGCTCATAATCTACCGTGGCGCCTGGCGTGGTGCGCAGATGGCCTTGCGCGGCCCATACGTCGTAAGGGACTCGATCTCGATGCGCCCGCTCATGAATTCCTTGCTCCGGGGTCCAAAAGTACGATGCCGTCTGCCAGATGCCATCCACCTGACCAATGAGAATGAGCGCCGTGAGGTCGGTGCGCATAGACAGATCTAGGCCGCCGAATACGGGGCCATCAAACGGCAATGGCATTTCCCCGCAAGATTTCCAAACATCTGGAGAGATCAGGGGGCTATCCGTCGAAACTCGCTGATTGAGCAGTAGATTGCGCGCCGTGTTCTCCATGCTGGGCATGCGCTGCGCCTTCTTCATTTGCTCGGTAAGGTCATCCAAGCTTCTGAATAGTCCGAGAGCCGGGTTAGCAGCTCGCCATGCAGTCTCATCCATAAGATCGCAACCTGATGGCGCGGCATATACGTGAGAAACGATTCGAGGGTCTTGGGACGTCTCGGCATCATCAAGCCACACACTCAGCAAGTCCGCATCGGACGCGGCTTGGGTGCTGATGACCAGCAGTAGCGGCGCGGCGTGAGCTCCCTGGCTTGTAACGATGGCGTCTACAAAATCGGAGCGCGGGCCGCGTACTTGTCCGACCTCGTCAAGGATCGCAAGGACAGGGGAGAGCCCGTGGGCGGTTTTTCCATCTGCAGCCAAGGCCCGATATTCGGTATTGAGGGGCAGGCCCAGCAAGCGCTTGCTAGAGGGAATGATCCTGACCAAATTCGAAAGCTTAGGAGAGAGCTGGACCATTTTTGCAGCCAAATTGAACACTAGGGCTGCTTGGTCGCGACTCATGGCGCCGGAAACGATTTGCGAGTTTTGCTTTGCCTCGGGGCCGATGAGATGCGCCAGCAAAAGGCCCGCAATCAGTCCGGTCTTACCGTTCTTGCGCGCAATAGACAAATTCGCCTGGCGCGTTCCGTCTGGGTTGTCGTACACCTCAAGAATGAACCGCCGTTGAAAGTCAGCAAGCACCATCGGCTGGCCAGTGTGCGCCCCATCGGGCGTCACGCAATGCCGCTCGATGAACGCAATAACCCGTTCGCCGCGTGTCATCTCACCATCCGCAGGTTCGGTATCAAGTCATCATCATCTGTGGCCGCTTGGCGCTCCAGCTCCAGTGCCTTGGCAGCATCTTCGGAGCGGCCTACTGTGGCTTGCGCGTGGACGTGAAGCATGCGCGAAAGTGCCACCGAACGGCGGCTTAGTGTTTCGATGAGCTTGTGCTTAGGGTTGACCTCACCTTCGAGCATGTCGCCTTCTACATCAATCTCTTGCTGAAGGCGCATAACATCAGCTTGGCACCTTGCCAGATTGGCCGCGTGGCTTAGATCGACATCGGTCCACGTATCGCGAGCGCGAGCGCCCATGATTGCATCCCAGAAGGGCCTATCTTGGTCGCGCAGATGGATATGCGAGGGGGGAGCCAGTGGACCCATGGCCGCGTTCTGGTGCGCCTGTACTGCGGCACTGGCGGAATCAGAGCGTTTTCGGCGCGGGGTCATCTTCATGATTGATAGCTTCTTACTATTGAAAGCCCGTTTTATCGGCGATTTTTGCGGTTAGCAATTTTTTAAAGGGGAGGCAGCGGTCTAGAGCGCTCGGTTCGTGGTGATTTTTCACAATCGATAGATTTCTTCTATCTTCAAGCAGGTTTGGACGGGCGATTCCACGGATGATTTCGATCTAATGGCATCCCGTCGACCGCGCAGCCATGCGCCACTCTTCCGCCATGGTCACTGGCTGTCTTGCGTGAGTGGCAGGAGTGGCACAAGGCCTGCAAGTTATCGCGTGCGTTGTCGCTCGGGTCTCCGCTAATGTGGTCCACGTCTGTTGCCACTACAACCAGGCCTCGGGCAGAGCAGTGGCGGCACAAGGGCTCATCTGCCAGGACTGAAGCACGTAATCGCTGCCACGCCGCACTATTCAAAGGAATAGCGCGGCGTTGGTCAGCGTTACGTCCCGTCTTGTTGGCTGGGCGCTTCCGTTGCATCAAGCTCTCTCTTCGGCAGGTTCTCGATCTTGCGTACCTCGTCGGGGAGCATCCACTTGTCGGTAAGTGCGTAGTGGTAGAACTGCGCACGATTGAGGCTGTCACCTCGCAACAAACCCTCGATGTTGTGCTCAGCAAAGTACGTGCGGCGCCCCGCATCGGTGAGAAGGCAGCGTGAAATGGCTTGCTCCCACATCGTCAGATGACGGCGCAGCGAAAGCACCACGAATTGCCGACTCATTTCCACGCTATTGCTGTAATTGCCGTGGCGCAGATCGCCGACGATGGTGGGTGGGACGCGGAATAAACGACACACCTCCTCGACACTGAATTGGCGTGCTGCGATCCACTCGGCATCCTCCAGAGTCATCGATACCGTCTGATATTCGACTCCCTCTTCCAGGATGGCGGTCTTGCCCGCATTGGCGCCGCCAGCATGTTGCGAGGCCCAGCTATCGCCGATAGCTTTACGCTGTTCGGGCTTGAGCTTTTGCGGGAATTTCAGCACGCCAGAGAGGCGGGTCCCGTTATTGAAAGTGCTGTTGCCGTGGTCGCGCTCAGCAAGGGCCAGATCCACGACCTCGCGGGCGGCGGTAATCGGAGAGATACCGAGAATACCGTTTTCGCTACGGTGGCGCAGATGGAATACCTCCTCTTGGAGGAGCCGACGTACATTGCCCTTCTTGTCGGCATATTCATAGCCCAGGCGGCCACTGTCCAGCGTCAGAACCGTGACTCGATCAGAAGGCAGCGGGAGCAAGGCGCGCACCTGGCCATCCCATCCGCGCTGAATCTCGGCGTAAGCGTTCCCCTTCAGTAGCACTGCAGCTTGCATCTGCTCGCGGAATTCAAGGGCGGTTTGGATACCGTTGGGCGTGTCATGCAAGACGCTGTACAGTGGATGATCTTTGGCACGCTCGCGGCCATCGTCACCCTCCCGGCGATACAACATCAGTGGCAATGATGCGATCGTTTCTGAAATGGCCGATACGCAGGCGTATACGGTACTGATGCTCTCGGCACGAGCAGGAGAGGTTCCGCCTCGTAATGCCTGGTAATTGGACCAGTAAGGGTCGGAAGCATCGCGCCGCTCGTACCCAAAATGACTCATTACGCGCTTCATCAGGCTCATCGAATGGTCTCCAGCCAAAGGGCGTGAAGGGACTTCGCCGGGGTGCGCGAGGACAAGCTACGGCGGGCTACAGTCGTATCCAGATAGGCCGGATCGTGCGTGAGCGTCACTTCGGACAAATCGACCTTGAGCAGCTCGCGAACTATCTTGCCGTTGCGCTCCTCCCAACGCTCGCCGCCCTCTGCCACGCGAAAGGCAAAAGAGCACCCGCTAATATCCCCGCGATCAACCAGCACGCCGACATCGCGACCCGGAGTCGTATCGGGCAATTCCAATTCAAATGCCAAACCGGTGTCATCCTCCCGCAGTTTCAGCGTTCCGGCCTGTGTGGTGCCAAGCAAACTCAGGTCGCTGTGATGGTAGAGAGCCCGGACATTAATCCCACGGCGCAGAGAGTCGGAAAACGCACCTGGGCGGATAATTTCTACAAACCCGCCCAGATCCTGGCTTTCCGAATTGAAGACAGCCGCGTGACCGCCCACTTTGCCCAGTGAGACAGCCCGCAGCGTGCCTAAAGAGCGGATCTCCTTATCCATCATTGGAGGGCGATATCTTCCGCCACCACGAAGCCCTCAGCGTGCCGCAGCGCGATATCAACGGTGGACATGGCGCGGACCAGGACATTGCCTTTGCCGTAGGCGCTTTCGGCGTAGGGGTTCACCAGGATATCGATTTCGCTCCAGATACCCAGCATCACCTGTGACCAGTCCCCCAAGATGAGGCGGCCAGTGGTGGTGCTGCCATTGACCTTGTTCGGCAACTGGTTTGTCGAACTCAGCGGGATATCCGCCACTCGCCCATTGTTGAGCAAAAATGGCAGTCCGTCGCCAGTCTGGATGCTCGCGAGGCGCTTCTTGACCTTCGGAGACGCCAACCAGGCGCCCGGAGTGGCATTCGCCAGTTCCATTTTTTCGATCATGCCAAGCACGTCGATCAGGCCCAGCGTCGCCAGGCTGGCGGATTGAATGCCGGCGGTGGACAGGACGCCCTTGGGCTGGTTTGCACCGCCGCCCATGATGAGCGCGGAATCGATAGCCTGCGCCAGCATGAAGGAGAGATCGGAGCGGACGAGCTGCTCGATATCCGGGGAGGACTGCTGCAGCAACTGGCGGCTCATCTCGGTCATGCCGCCTGCGTGCTTCGGTGCCAGGCCAACCGAGTCAAATCCCATTTCCGAGGGCGTGAGCGCGGAATTCTCCGCCACCCAGCCCACAGAGGTGCCCGTGCCGTATTTCGGAATCGAGACATTGCCCGTCAAACCCGAGAGAACGCGCACACCCAACTGGCGGGCCAGCAGCGAATTGCGGAAGGGCTCGATGTACTGATCCGCCCGATGGTCGGTCGGCACGATCTTGGCGGAATTTGCCGTGGTGTTGGCCCGCTGCTCCAAAGCCGACATCGGGACGAAGACGCCCTCAGCTTTGCGGCCCGTACGGCGCTCGGTCTCCGCATGGTACTCAGCAGCAGCGCCGGACAGTGCGCGGCCTTCCATGCCTGCCTGCAGCACTTCCATGATGCTGACCTTGTCTTGCAGATTGGCGAAGGGGCTGTCCACCGTTTCGCCAACGGCGCGGCGCTCAGCCTCAGCCAGGAATTGGGCACGCTGCTCCTCAGCCTCCAGGCCGGTGATTTCAGCTTTCAGCGTATCGAACTTGGCTTGCTCATCAGCGGCCAGGCTGCGTTTCTCGGTTTCGGCTTTCGCCAGGAGGGCGCGCATCTCTGCCACTTTGGCAGCGCGCTTTTCACGGATTGCAGCGAGATTCATGGAGGATTCCTTTTCGAAAAGACCCTCTCTATATACGCTGCCGTAACCTTGGATGCGATAGTAAAACGGCAGATGAAACCTCAATGAATCTCCAGATACAATAAGTCGGGAAAGAGCAACGCTACCCGCTAGCGGGATTGGTACGGCGCCTGTATGGACCTGTGCTGCAAGAGTGCCAAAAACGGAACTGTTCCGTTTTCGGTACCGGTACCGATTTCGGTACTGTTTTATTTATGAAGAGGGGAATGATGAAACGTGACTGGGATTTGATCCGTCAGCAGCTGACCGATATCGAGGAAGGGAATGACGTCTTTGCGGAGCTTCCGAAAAAGCGGCCGCAATGGCTTGACGGTGAATCTGAAGCGGATTACGTCAAAAAGCAAAAGGAGTATGACGAGCTGGTGGAGCGCGTCTTAGGGCATCTCGATTTACTTGTTGGCAAAGGTTACGTCGAGGGGATAGAGATCATCCGTGGCAGCTCGGGTGAGATGTACTACAGTCACCAAATGCCACGTTTGACCATGGAAGGGCATGATCTTCTCGATACCATACGCTCGGCCACGATCTGGAACTCCGTCAAAGAGATGGCCAAGAAGAAGGGACTGGATTTGACTATCGATGTAGTTAAAGGGCTCGCCGGGTTGGCACTAAAGCAAATTATCGGTGGCTGAAACTCTCCGTCTCTCCATTGGCGGGGCTCATACCTCCGCAGATTTCGCACCCGCAGATTCGGTAATTTTGGCCGCCCGCACCCCGCCCACGATAATTCCAAACATGCCATACCTTAAAACAAACCCCCATACCCCTGGTAACTTATAAAGGAGTTCAGAATCTGAACAGGGAGATTTTTTTTCGAAACTGCGCAAAATTCTTCAAAAAAGATAGGTTTTATGCGGGTGTCGGAGTGATTCTCGATTTTTTTGCAGTGTTCATATTTTGAACTGATAAATTAGCTACCAGTTCAGATTTTGAACTGGAAAATCCGCCTTCCAGTTCATTTTTTGAACTGGCACAGTTCAGATTCTGAACAGGGAGATTTTTTTTCGTGAGTTGCTTTTTCTTGCCCTCGGCCTTTAATTCGCTGAATTTCTCCTCCAATGCGCGTTCAGCATCACGGACGGTTTGATATTGCAAATAGTCGTTGGTGGCGGTTATCGCTTGGATGCCAATCTTAGGGTGCTCAAGAACCGGTAAATCGGTGAAGCGATAGAGGGATGGCGTGCGCTTGCGTTGCTTCAAGCCTCCCTCCACCGTTACCGCAATGAAGCCCATGGCACGAAGCTCATAGAGGGCTTTGGCAAGCGTCGCGGACGAGTTCCAGCCTTTGTGCTTCATTTCCGCCAGTGTTGCGTTGATATTGCCGTTATTCGTGCCATTGAGTTTGTCCCGCAGGTCGAAGAACAAAGCCTTCGCAGCAAACCCGAGAACGCGGTATCCGGGGCTGTTGAGCAGCGTCGCATACACGCGGATATGGCGGCCTTGCGGATCTTGATATTTAGCTTTTGCCATATCGGGCCTGCAGCATGGCGTGAATCTCGCAAGTGCGCAAAATTGCGGCGCGTTCGCGTTTGGAGAATTCATCCAGGCGGGCGAGGGCTTCGAAGACAGACCAGTCTCGCAAGTCCCGGTCCTCCCAGATCATGAAATAGCACTCGTCATCCGGAAATCCGAGACCGAGATTGTTTGCGCCAGTGTATTTCAGGCCAGATGCTGGAGGGGAGGTGGCGTTTCGTAAGGACGAGCGGGTGCTAGGCATGATGCCTCCTTTGTCGGTTTTTACACCGCCTCCCGCTCTCAAACGGGGTGGGCGGCAAATGGAAGGGTTGAGAGACCGGTGACAAAAGAAACCGGCAGGCCGAAGCCTCCCAACCACCGCCGCCCATAAAAGGAACAGCATGGTCCAGACGAAAAAATACCGCTTGGCAGCGGTCGTCCGCTTTTGTCGTTTCTGGCTCTCACCCCAGGTTCCTTTTTTCTCAGGAACGCAATCAGAATATATGCCCTGTAAACCGGAGTCAAGCGCGGTTTTCATCCTGCGCCCTCCCGACGTAGCGATAGCGCTTCACGCGGACATCAGTGCCAAAGCGAGTCGGCACAATCTCCCATTCGTCCGAGAACAGATGGCCCTTGGCGCGCAGACATGCAATGGTGGAATTGAGGCGGTGATCGCCCAGCTCCTCGGCCTCAAAGCGGTTCAGGCTGCAGCCGGTGCGCAGCAAGCCGAGAACAGTGTTCTCCTTGGTGTACTGGCCAGCCATGATTAAGCCTCCCCGAGAGTTTGGGAGGTCTCCGCTTCCATCTGGGCGCGCCAGTCGGCAGCAGCTTCGGCGCTGATAAGGGTGCGGCGCCCGACCTTCATCAGGCGCGGCCCCTTGCCCTCATTGACCAGGCGGTGGAAGAAGCTCTTGGAGATCCGCCCGTGCTCATGGCAGAACTCCAGAATAGTCAAAGCAGGCTTGATGTAGACGCGGCCTTGCGGAGTAGCAGTGCCATCTTGAAGAAATTTTTGCATAAGTCCTCCTCGGTACTTGAGTGGTCACGCGCCACACATGTGGCGTGAGGAGGACTGTAAATAAAGCCAGTGTTTTAGTCGAACAAAAATGGCCTCAAAAAATATCAGGCATTTTTGTGGCGAGCGCGAAATGCAGCCATTGAGTCTTCATGAGCAAGTGATTTTTCTAGCCAATGCGCAACGCGTTCAGGCTCTTTGCCGGTAGCCAATCCAATGGCCTTACGTAGGCACAATGCGGCAAACCCGGCTTCGCTATCAGTAAATTCGAGAGAGTGCTCAAAAAAGTACTTGTCCAAGAGCATCGCCGCTTTCATATGCGGGCGGTTTTGTTCGCGATCATAAGCAGGCAGATCCTTCGCAACAGTTGCGGCAACCTCTTGGAGCATGGATAGGGTGCGTATTACATTTGGCTTTATCTCTCCCGCTGTCGTCATTGCCATCACCGGATCGTTTAGCAGCGCGGACCGGCCCTCTGCTTCTTCAATCTTGGCCACGAAAAATCCCAGCGCAGCGCTGTCCAACTCTTCGATGAGTTCGCTGACCCGAAGAAATGCCCCTTTTAATTGTTCAAATTTTTTTCTTCGCGTTGTCTGCTCGTCAGGCATTGCCGCATCGCTCCACAAAATGCCTTCAGCAACAATTACCAAGAGCGCCGCAAAGCTTTCTGCGCTATCCTCCAATTCGCCTGGAGCGCCTTTCCAGAAGGGGCGGCGGCACTCGATGTATTTGTCTAGGATTTCTTGCCGCTCGCTCTTTGTGAAAGCTATCTGATAGCGATCTGGCTCGCCTTCCATCCGAATCAACTTAACCCTATCCGGGTCAGATTTGGCACGCTCTATCAGCGCCAAGAGCGTTTTTGGCGTAAACGCGGACGTAGCTTTTAAGATTCTCGATGCTCTGTCCGACATTGCCTGCGCCTCGGATTTGATCCAATCGCCCATTGAAATTTGATCTGCCATCATTTTCCTTTCATGAGTTTTTGCACCGCCGCAGCCTTGTGCTCCGGCGCCAGGTGCGCATACCGCAATGTCATTTTCAAATCCGAGTGGCCCAGCAGCTCGCGGACGGTGTTCAGGTCTACGCCAGCCATAACCAGGCGACTGGCGAAGTGATGGCGCATATCATGCCACCGGAAATCCTCAATTTCAGCAGCGGCAAGTAATTTGCCCCATGCCGTTTTCACTTCGGCCTTGGGTTTCCCATCTTTGCCGGGGAACACAAGGCCCTTAGAAGCTCCTCCGGATGACTGGCTTTCCCATCGTTTCAACACTTCAACAGCCTCATCATTGAGAGGAACGTGGCGCCCCTTCTTGCTCTTGGCAGTTTCCCCGCGCACAAACACATAAGGGTCTTTTCCGAGATTCACATCTGGCCACATCAGATTAATCAATTCACCCTGGCGCAGGCCAGTATTGATCGATAAGAGAACAGCCGGTGTAAGGTAGTCACAATATTCGTTGTGAGCCATCGGCGCTAGAAGAGGGTACTTACGCTGGGCTCGCCAGTGATTCGCACTCTCCCTGGAAAGACGCTCTCGCTCATCGCGTGCGTCAAGTGCCTTGCGCAGACGTTTTTCCTCTTCCGCATCGAGGTATCGGACAATCGGATCGGCATCACTCTTGATCGGCTTGATGAATTTGAGAGGATTGTCGGCAAGGATGTTCCATTCGACAGCACGGGAAAACAGCGGCTTGAGGGCGGCAATATCGCGGTTGACTGTAGAGGCCGAGGTGCCACTCTTGACGCGAGTAGCGCGCCACCTATCAATGCTGATGGCGTCGATATCGCTGAAAGGGCGCTCCAGGAGAGTCGAGAAGCATCGCTTGAGTCGGCTGATAACCTCCTCTGCCGTGCGCGTCTTGGATCGAAGGTGTGCCCCGTAGTCTCCGTCGATGAAGTCCCGAAGAGTCAGCTTCGCCAAGCGAGCCGCTTTTTTCTCGTCGGCTGGGCTATCACCGGCAGCAATCCGCCCAAGAAGGATGCGGGCCTCTTCCCTGGCATCGCTGACAGAGGTAATTGGGAAGCCTTTTCCAATGGAGTATCGTGCTGGCCGACCTTCTTTGGTACTGTAGCGGATGCCATAGATGATGGTGCCGATACTGGAAACACGGGCAATAAACCCTCGTACCTCGGTGTCGGCTATTTCCCACACCTTTCCCGTTGGTTTCACATCGCGGAGTAACTCGCGGGTAATTCTGACTTTCATGCTTTCCTGCGTTTGGACAATATTTGGACAAGTTCGGCAGGAAACTAGTGTAGTTTTGCAACTACTTCAATGCACTAAGTATTTGATTTAAAAGGAAACAAGAAACCCCGATAGACCCCTGTAGACCCCCTAAAGGGCGTTCACACTGCAGGGGTCGCAAGTTCAAACCTTGCACTTTCCACCAAATTCAGAAAAGCCCGCCTTGTGCGGGCTTTTCGCATTTCTGCGCTTTCTTCCGTTTTTCTTTCCACGTTTTCTCTCTCTGCATGACGGGCGTGATCCGTTAAGCTAGCGGCCATTCGTCAAGAACAGGATCCCAACAGCCATGCACGACATCATCTGCCCCCACTGCGGCAAAGCCTTCAAGATTGATGAAGCCGGTTACGCCGACATCCTCTCGCAAGTGCGCGACAGCGCCTTCGAGCAGCAATTGCATGAGCGCCTGGAACTGGCCGAGCAGGACAAGCGCAACGCCATCGAACTGGCGCGCGCCAAGTCTGAAGCCGAGCTGCAGAAGGCGGCCGCGGCCCGCGATGCCGAGATCCAGGAATTGAAAGCGCGCCTGGAAGCCGGCGAGATGGCGCAGAAGATGGCCGTGGCCGAAGCCATGGCCAACGTGGAGCGCGAGCGTGACAAGCTGGCCCACGACCTGGAGCAGGCCAGGAAGGAAAAGCTCGCCGACCAGCAACTGGCCCAGGCGCGCCTGGCCCAGCAACTGCAGCAGACCGCCAGCGAGAAGGATGCCGAAATCCAGGCATTGAAAGCCAAGATGGATTCCATCGCCCTGACCCAGAAGCTGGCCGTCAACGAAGCCGTCGGCGCGGTGGAGAAGCAGCGCGACGAACTC